GCCTTCTACGATATTAAGAGTACCAGTAAATGTACCATTATCTTGAGGAGACATTGTTGTTGCTCCTGACGTGACAAAGGTATATTCAATACCATCTATAGTAGATGTAAATTGAGTATTAGCAGGAACAGTAACTCCGGTAGGGCTATCATCGGGTGTTATAACAGCAGATAATGCAGCCTTAGCTCCTCTTGCAGATCTTGGTACATAGTTTAACATCTTTGCGCGAGATACAACACTATTTCTTAACTGCGCTGAATCAAGGAACATTTCATTACCAACCATATTAAGATAGAATGAATTATGATAAGTATTATAAGCTAAAACATCCAATAAAATAGACAAAGTTGAACTGTCAAAATCGTAGTCTGAAAATTCAGTTTGGCTTCGTAGATATGTCTTTAAACTTGTTTTAATATCATCAAAGTTTAATTCAGAAACATTTAATGTTGATTTGTTGCTGGCCATTATCGGATTCTTTCAACTGTAAATTCTAGTTCTGATAATATAGGTGATTCATTGATACGAAATATTATACTAATTGTTATAGCATTGTTGTCTATTCTGTTTGAATTAACGTCTACATCGACAACTGTTACTCTTGGTTCAAATTGTCTTACGGTATCTTTAATGTTCTCTTTAATCGTTATTTCGGTGACTCGATCTAGATTCTCAAATAATAATGCTCTGATATTACCACCGTATAGGGGTTCGAAAAACTTTTCACCACTGTCTGTTAGAATAAGATTTCTCAACGCTCTTTTAATTGCATCTTCATTCTTTAATACTGTAACTTTTTTTGTTACTGGATGAGCTATAAAATTTAATCCTAAATCAGAATAAATGACATCGTTTATAGGCGATGTCGTTCTCGAAGGATTTTTCGCTCCAGAAAAAGTTGCTATTGACACCATAATCTTTTCTCTTATTTTCTTATATTTATTATTAATATTTAAAGATATCTTCTACAGACTTGTATTTGGATATTTTTTCTGTTTCTATCATCTCTACGTCTGCTATAACAGCCTCAATGTTTTCTTTCCAATAATTTAAAAACTTATTCACTCTTGGGTATTTTGGTTTTATATCCATTGTTTGCCACATGAATTCTTGTATTAGATCTCTATAATCAGGCATATAGTAATATACACGAAGTGAAACTAATACTTTATTTCGTACAAACATTAGAATACCTATTCTAGATTTTAGGGATAATTAGCCGGATCAGATGGGCCTGCTTGATCAAGTCCATAAGTTTCTATCTGTGTTGTATCTTCAAAATCTACTTCAACAGCAACTAAGTCTATACCATGAACTCCTATAGTTGTTGTTATTGTAGTTACAGTATTTCCTACAGAGACCGTACCAGATCCTCCTCCATTTGCAAATATATTAGTTGATCCCGTTTGTGCTTTATTTGGAATCCATGATGAATGTCCAGCGGTAGCATCACCTTGTCTATGCCATTTTATATTATTTACAAACACGTTTGGTGATCCTGCTAAAGCAGGATCTGTACAATAAGTCTTATCTCCTATTCTAACAGCCTTTTCGTTATTAGCATAAGTGTTTGGCGAACCAGTAGCATATCTAGTTTGATGAAAAGGATTTGGTGTTATACTTAGATGTCCAATATGTCTATCCAGATTTGTTCGAACTACACCGGGCATGTTATTCTACCTCTAAATCATCATCTTCGCCGAATAAATCAGCTAAACCTGCTTCTAGATCTATCTTTGCACCAGCCAAAACAGTTTCTATCTTAGGTAATTCGGGAGGTTCAGGTAGTTTTAATACGGGCAAGGTTGGTGGTACAGGTATTATACCTTTCTTTACTATCTCGCCAGTTATTAATTTTTCTACATTGGGTACTAATGAACACACATTATCAAGATTTATTTTTCCTGATAAAATGTCTGTTGCTAATCCCTGTATATCTACTCCAGGAATGTCACCATATGTTTTAATAATATTTGTAATTTGGGATGCAAATGCTGCTGGATTATTTGCCAATGCTATTAAAGCAGTCATGTCTGATATCAGACTAGCAGCAGGTAACAGACTAGTTGGTAATGGTAGAGATGATAGAATACTATTTGCTATAGTATTTAATTGTGTATTTGCTAAACTTTTTAATGCATTAATATTGGTCGCCAAAGCACCCGCGCCAGTATTAATAAGACCTTTTACCTGTGTTACAAGTCCCCCTGTCAAGGATTTTACCAGATTTGATCCTAAATCTATACCGCAAGACATAATTTACTCCTTATACCGCTGGCGTTTTAGGGTCTGGGTTAAGATTAATTACTTTACTATCATCAGTTAGTCCTGAAATTATAGATAGATCACCCGCTGTAGTATCAATAGCCATTTCTTTTTCTGAATGGATTTTTACTTTCTCGATCGCCGCTATATCAATACTATCGCCTGTGGCTATATTCATCTGACCAATACTAATAAGACTGTGACTACCAAGTATTAATTGAGAAGAATCTTTCGTTATCTGTATATCACTATTCTCTGTTACTTTCTGTGTATAGTTTTTCTGAATAGTTTCATCGTGATTTCCTTGAATAAGTTCAGTTCTATCTTTAGCAACCCGCTCTTCTTTTTTACCTTCAATGTTTGTCTGTTGGTCTGTCAATACTTCTTTAATATCACTTCCCTGTATCTTAGTAATACGATCACCACGAACGGTAACAAATTGGTCACCGCCAACTTCTGTATAGTGATTTCCTCCCACTTTTAATTTACAATCACCAACGATTGTAACAGTCATAGAACCTTGTATAAAGACCTTTTTATTTTTTACAACAATTTCATAATCATCTCCTACAACTTTAGTAGACCTTGTACCGTCGTGTTGTGTTTCTACAAAGGTACCAGTTTTATGAAAAGAATGAATTCTTTCAGCGCCGGGAGTATCATCTATCTCAGTAACATGTCCAGATTCTGAAATATGTACATGATTCAAAGGATAGACTGATCTTTTCTTTGTAGAATATTCTTTTGGTGTCTCTCCACCATAACGAGGATTAGGTTCACTCCATTTTGGAAAATCTGCGGAATAATCTACACCGCCTTTATTTTCAATAGAATTTACTTCTGGTGCTACGGCCTCGGGGACATCATTTACTTTATTCAGAATTTTAGTTTCATAATGTGTATCACGAGTAGGTCTATCTTTTAATTCAGTTATAAGACCAACATCTTCCGCACTCTTATTAGATAGATTAGATTCTTTTTCACCTCTAGCTGCACGAGGAATATCCGGTTCTTTTAGAAGATCTGGATATAAACCATTGGGCGAATTAAAACCTTTTTCTTTATTTGACAGTTCAGTAGGTATACCAGCAATTGAACCCATAATCATAGGTCTCTGTGCATCTTCGCCATCCATAAAGAAACCAAAAACCCAAGAGCCTTCAACAAGTCCAGTGGGAGATCTACCTATGCCACTAATAGCAGCGGATGTTATTGGCTGTACACATTGCGCCCAAGGAAGTTCTTTTGTTGATAATAACTTCTTGTCTTCTGTGTGCCAAGAGTAACATCTAACTCTAACTCGCCCTAATTTCAAAGGATCGTTGCGATCTTCAACAACACCAAAGAACCAAATAAAATTATAACCCAAATATTCTTGTACGTTATGCATATTTAAACCTATGATCTATTTTGTATTACACTACCAAATTCATTCTTAACTATGGTCAAATTAGTATAAAACTGTTTTGAAGTGACGTTAAACAAATGATTTAATGCTACAATAAGAAATTTAGCATTTTTTTCTCTACCAAACAAAAAGTTTTCTTGTGTGTTGCTTTCTCTGTCTGATGCTTCAGTAGTCTGTGGAAAATGAAAATTAATATTTTGACCAACTATTAACTCACTGTTACCAGGAACTGATATATTCAACTTCAATCCAGTTTTCAGTTGAGACATTTTACTAATACGTTTATTCAACATTTTATATCTTTCTGATGGATATGCTATAGTAATATCTCTTATTTCATTGTTTACTATAATTTTATCTTTTAAATAAGATTCATCCCTATATATTTTGTCGCTGATATTAGAAACCATATATCTCGTATGTACTGGTGATCCTTCTTTATATACAGATTTTTCAGTGTTGAACTTTATCTCACGATCTGTATTATGTTTAAATCTAACCTCTGGATCTACATATTTTAAATTTTGTTCTTTATATCTTTTTAAGATAGGATCTATAGATATGACAGTGTTATTATACATACCTTGTTTTTGTCTTTTAATTATATCATAATTTAATGATCGCTCCCATGAACTTACATATTGATAATCATTTATCTCATATTCGTTAGCTTTAAAAGAAGTAGATTTTTCAGCAGACCCAACAAAATAATCTTCTACAGAATCTTTTTCCATAAGATTACTAATAGACCTTAATTTAAACCCATCAGAATCTTGATAAAACACAAAATCGCTATCAGAATATTTTAACGATCTTGAATTTTTAACACAGTATTGTATTAAATCAAATGGTGTGCGATCACAAGAAACTATACTAATTAAACCATCAGTTTCTTCAACATCTATATCGCTGGATACAAGGTAATTAAGATTTTTTTCTGTATGTGTGAATTTATTTTTCTCAAAATAACTTTCATGAATATTCTTTATAATTTCAGAACAACTTTTACCTATGAAAGCTTTATTTATTGATGTTTGATTAGAAGATATAAGATAAGGAGAAACTAACTGTATAGTAAACATACTATCTAAACGATTATTGTCGCTTATTGTCTGTACTTTTTCTATTTTATATGTACTAAAAAAATAGTCTATATTTCTCTGTTCTACTGTTTGTACTTTTATTTGTATTTGTTCTTCACCTATCATCGGTAGTTTTTCAAGTATACCATTTGAGTCAAACAATACTATACTGCCTGTTAAATAGTGCGAATATAAATTCTCGTATATACTAAACTCTACTACCAATTCTGTAATATTAAGAATTTTACCTTCGAAGTTGATTATGTAACAACTATCATTTTCAGCAGACCATCTTATATTCTTTGAAGTAGCCTGTGGCGCTGGAGATCCTAATAATGCCATTATGTTAATACATCTTCTATCTGATTGAGTACTCTACTTAATTGAGTAGGGTCTATATATTTAATGTTTGCTTTCTCATCGTTTAACTCTACTTCATAATCATATTTACTTATAGATTCTTTTGAAACGATAGATATACTATTAAAAGTGTTGAGGTCTATTTTTAAGGTTTTCTTTGGTATGATAGTACCATCAAACAAAACGCTTTGTTCATTTATTATCTTCCTATATTCATGAACAGTACCTTGAGCAGTAGGAACACTACCATATTTTGATTTAATATAATTCATTAAATTTGTATAAGAAAGTGACCAATCGTAATAAGTATCAAATACATTATTAACTAGATATAATAACCAATCTAAATCTGGTCTATCATAAAGTATATCAGATACAATGTCAGCTCTTGCACCATCTTCCACAGCATAATTAAAATAATTTAAACTATTTCTTTTTATTATCTGTGTAATTTTATAACGCAACATAATATTTTTAACAAGTTCGTTCCTGTTATTTTTCTTTAAATCATATTTAATAGTGGGGAAATTTTTAAAATAAAATGGCATTTTTATAGATCTTTATTACATTTCGTTTATGTAGTGGATGTCGCGGCCGGCCGCGATTACCCGATGTTCTCTTGCGCGAGAGCTCTCGCGGCTCTCAGTCCCCGTTCTTTAACTGCATCACCTGCTTGTAATTCTTTATTAAACGCTGCCGGATCATAATCTTCTCTACTTGGGATAAGCATTTCTTTAAATTGTAAATCTAATTGTAAAGATACCGGAGCTTTTGCCGAACCAAGATTATGATAAAATGCACCATCAGGTTGATAGTTTGTATTAACAGATTCTAAGACACAAGTATGCATCTTGAAAAGATATTTATCACTACCACCACTTGCAAGGAGTATTTCAAAAATATCTGGGTATGTAAAGAAAGTCCTAGAACTATCTGTATAAGATGGTAACATATGATATTTCAATTTTCTTATTATAGCATCTAATATATTAGAATCAGTTTTACTTGTTGGAACAAATTTATATTGAAAGTTAAAACTTCTAAAATTAACATTTTCAAACATCTGTACATTAAATGGGTTTCTGGCAACACCAGTACCATAAAACGCTCCATTAATTAATTCTGTTGCACCAGCGCCAACAACGGCACCTAAAGGACCTCCTACCAGAGCACCTACAGCTGCACCACCGCCTTCTTGTAAAAATTGAGCACCATAGTAAGCAACAATATCTACAGCTTCTTGACCTACATTAGAACTTTTTATTTTATCTGCTATACTCTGAACTTGGCTTCTAGGATCTGCTCCATTTCTAACATTATTAAAAGCATCACCAACCGTTCCACCAAACTTATTGCCAATAAGACCTAAAGATTTTCCACCCTGTTGATAACTAACAGATACATTATCAACTAAATTAGGTGGAAGAGGTAAAGTAATTTCACCAATTTTATTTCTTTGATTTTTTTGGTCTCTTGTGGGTCTTTTATATTTGTATATTGTCATTAACATAAATTGATCTTCAGTAACAAGATCTGAAGGAAATATCATACCTCCGGCAACGCCGGTACCGACACCACCGTTTAAACCTCTAGTAGTTGATCTATCAAAAGCTTCCATATAAATAATCCTTATTATAACACTTTTTATTATTTATATGGCATATTCAGGAAAGTTTCAACCAAAAAACCCAAAGAAGTATAAAGGCAACCTATCGAATATAGTATACCGTTCAAGTTGGGAAGCAAGATGTATGTCTTATTTTGATAAAAATGAAAATGTAATTTGGTGGTCTTCAGAAGAAATAATAGTACCTTATCGAAGCCCTGTCGATGGTAAAGTTCATAGATACTATCCAGACTTTATTATTAAAGTAAAACAAAAAGATGGAGGTATTAAGACGATTATGATAGAGATAAAACCAGAGTATCAAAAAAAAGAACCAAAAGTTCAAAAAAGAAAAACAAAGAAATATATAAACGAAGTCTTTACCTATGCTGTAAATCAAGCAAAATGGAAAGCGGCGTCTAGTTTTTGTAAAGATAGACTCTGGGAGTTTTATGTGTTAACAGAAAAAGATTTGGATATAAACCAATGAGTTTTTTTGTATACGCCATCGGACCAGAAAACGGTCCTGTAAAAATTGGTTTTACCAATAACTTAAAAAAAAGATTAAAAGCTATACAAACTGGTAATTCAGAAAAAATTGAAGTTTTTTATTCAGAACAATTTGATAGTAAAAAAGATATGATGGAAGCAGAACGTATATTACATCACACATTATCTCACAGAAGACTAAAAGGAGAATGGTTTGATATCTCTCCGGAAGACGCTAAATTAGAATTAATTCATATGAAAATGAAATATTAGGAATCTCTATGATTGTCTTTATACACGGTGCTAATGCTACATCAAAGTCCTGGTCATATATCCTATCAAAGATAAACGTGAGAAACATTTCCGTTGACTATGACAGTTCATTAGGATTCAGAAGAAATCTAATCTCAATACGAAGTCAGATTCCAACAGATGAACCTATACAGATTGTTGGTCATAGTCTTGGTGGTATCTATGGACTATATCTAACACAAACACATAATGTCACGAAAGGATTGACACTTGCTACTCCATATGCCGGTGTCGCCGTGGCAGACTTTATGAAGATGATTTTTCCTGGCTCTCATCTATTGAAGGATATCGGAAAGTATAGTCGATTCATAACAAAATCTAGAAACATAAAAATAAAGGTACCATGGACTCAGATCATCACAACAAGAGGATCTTTACCATGGTACCTTGAGAGAAATGACGGTATCGTTCCTATCAGTTCTATGACTTGTAGAAACGATAT